TATGGGTTTGGGCAGAAATCGAACAAGTATGGACAGATTTCAGCCCTCAGCCTGAGGTTATAGAAATTGTAACTGATGAAACTCCAACAACAGATCCGGATATACAGCCGACTTCTCTTGTTGAAGGATCAGATAGTGAGAGTTTAGACAAAGAAAAGTATAGAGTTTATTTTGAAGATAAGTCTCTTGTACTTATGGTCTTAGGTGGAATAGAATATTGGAAAATGAATTGTGGTGAATTATCCCCACAAGGAAATTATTTTATGAATCTTGCTATTAAGAAACATGATATAGATCCAGAGGAAATGGATATGGATATGAGTTTCCAAACTGGTTTATTTGCAGCTCAACTATATAATAGTTGTGACCATTTTTTAGGACAAGTAAAAACGATTGGATTAGATATGATGTTTGTGGTAGATCCGGGTGTCGCACCTTCTCCAGAAGCATTAAACAATATACAAAATTCAGAAGTATAAGTATGTACAAATCATACTTTCGTGATATAATATAACCTATGATATTATTCAAAGAACTTACTTACAAGAACTTTCTCTCTACAGGCAACAATCCAATAATAATAGATCTCAATAAATCGAGATCTACTCTTATTGTTGGTATAAATGGCTCAGGTAAATCTACTATTTTAGATGCCATATCATTTGCTTTATTTGGTAAACCACATCGTAATGTCAAAAAAGGTGGCTTAGTTAATTCAGTAAATGGTAAAGGTTGTGAAGTTACAATTGAATTTGAAACTGCTGGTCACAATTGGAAAGTTAAGAGATGCATTAAACCAAATAAGTTTGAAGTCTATCAAGATGGTAATATGATAGATCAGCAGACTAATGTTAGAGACTATCAAAAGTTCTTAGAGCAAAACATATTAAAGCTTAATCATAAATCATTCCATCAAATTGTTGTTCTTGGCTCGAGTTCATTTATACCATTTATGCAGCTCAAAGCATGGGATCGTCGTGATGTGATTGAGGATCTATTAGATATTGGTGTATTTAGTAAGATGAAGACTGTATTAAAGACACGTAATGCTCAAGCTAAAGAATGGTCAAAAAATTCACAAGTTGCATTAACTAATCAGAAGGACAAGATAGAATATCAAAAGAAACATATAGCACAATTAGAAGAAATTAATGAAGATGCTAAGAAATCGTTTGATGCAGAGATAAAAGAAACACAAGATAATATTGATTCTCTAAAATTGGATTTGGATAAATATCCCGGCGGTTTACGTGGCAATCTCAATTCCTTAAGAAAAGTTAGAGAAGGTTTAACTGATGCTAAGGGTAGATGTAATCACGTTATGAAAGAGCTCGTTAATAGAGCCAAATTTTTTGAGAATAATGATGATTGTCCTACATGTACTCAAGAGATTAATAAACAATTAAAAACTGCAATGCTTATTGAAGTCAAGGACCAAGCAAAGAAAACACAACAAGAAATTACTCATAACGAAGCAAAGATGAGTTCTACTATTGAAACATTAGATGGTGTACAGACACAGATATCTGAAATGGCTGATATTAGTTCTAAAATTTCAACGCATACAAATACATTGACACGTTTAGTGAATAAGCAAGTGAAAGAAGTTGATATAGATGCTCCAGCTAAAGAGCTCGTAGATATGACTTATGATTTAATCGATATACAAGACAACTTAACAGAAGCTCAAGATGAGATATTATATAATGAGATAGCAGCTGAAATGCTCAAGGACACTGGCATTCGTACTAAAATTATAAAAGAGTATTTACCTGTAATGAATAATCTTATAAACAAATATTTACAAGTCTTAGAATTTTTTGTAGCATTTCATTTAGATGAGAACTTTCAAGAGTCAATTAAATCTAGACATCGTGATGAATTTGTATATGATAATTTCTCTGAAGGTGAGAAGATGCGTATTGACTTAAGTCTACTCTTTGCATGGAGACAAGTAGCAAAGATGAAGAACTCTACAAACACAAATTTATTAATTCTCGATGAGACATTTGATTCATCTCTCGATGATGAAGGTACAGACAATCTAATGAAGATCTTAAAAACATTAGAAAGTGGCACAAATACATTTATTATATCACATAAACCATATGTGCTTGAAAGCAAAATGGAAAATAAGATCCAGTTTGTCAAAAAGAATAATTTTTCTCAAATTCTATAGAAAAATATTCTATCCAAAGCAGCTTTTATAGAAAAATACGTCTATTTTCAAAAATAGTCCCCTATTTGCTGTAAACTATGATATAATGGTACCATGTTAATTGAAAAGGCAACGAATTTCGAAAAGGTGAATTTCCCTGGCACCATAAAAAAGTCACCCTGGCACCATAAGTTTTCTCCAATGGCTGCTAAAACATGTTATAATGGTACCATACTTAATAAAAAAGGACTAAATAATGAATAATGTGATTGAAAAATTAATGAGTAAATATCCTAATAAGACGATATTTACATCTAAAGAAATTAAAGCTGCTGCTGTTGAGATTGGTGAAAATCCTCGTTCAGCATATACAGCTGTTAAATATACACACAATTGTCCATCACCACATCGTGGATCTTATAACTTGGAAAATATGATGCCAAAATCTGCAAAACCTAAAAAAGTTAATGTTGAAATGGTTAAAGGTGTTGAATCAGTTTCAAATGATGAAGTCTTTGTTCCTGATTTTGATCCTACTTTTGTTCCTTGGGGCAACTTTACTGAAATCGTAAAACTTCTTAAATCAAGAATGTTTTATCCAACTTTTGTATCTGGTTTATCTGGAAATGGTAAAACATTTCAGATTGAACAAGCATGTGCTAAACTTAATCGTGAATATGTACGTGTTCAGATTTCTCCTGAAACTGATGAAGATGATCTGATTGGTGGTTTTCGTCTTATTAAAGGTGAGACAGTTTTTCAAAAAGGTCCAGTGATTAAAGCTATGGAAGCTGGAGCAGTTCTTATGATTGACGAGATTGATCGTGGAACAAACAAAATTATGTGTTTACAAGGTGTGCTTGAAGGAAAACCAGTTTTGATCAAAAAGACTGGTGAAGTTGTTGAACCTAAAGAAGGTTTTAACATAATTGCCACTGCAAACACAAAAGGTAAAGGTTCAGAAGATGGACGTTATTCAGGTGCAACTATTATTGACGATGCATTTTTAGAGCGTTTCACAATTACTCTTGAACAAACTTTCCCAACTATGGCAACTGAAGAAAAAATTGTCATGAAACATATGTCAAAATTTGAAAAAGTTGACGAAGAATTTGCTAAGCTACTTGTTGGTTGGGCAGATGCTATTCGTAAAACTTTTTATGACGAAGGTATTGACGAAGTTATTTCAACTCGTCGTTTATGCCACATCGTTCAGACTTATTCAATCTTCAATAAACGTGATAAAGCAATTGCTTTATGTGTAAATCGTTTTGATGATGATACTAAAGAAGCTTTCATAGATCTTTATGAAAAAGTTGATGCTACTATCAATGATCCTGAACTTGACGAAGAAGCCTTGCTTGAAGAAGCTGAAGCTTCTTTCAAAGATAACAACAATTGGGAGGACGAATAATAATGAATCTTTCAGCTCAAGAATATTTAGCGAAGCTACTTGCAAAAGAGAACTTATCAGTTCAGCACGGTAATTATTCTACTGCTTCATTTGATGTTTTAAATCGTGTATTACGTTTGCCTTTATGGAAAGATAAAGGTAAAGATGTGTATGATCTTTTAGTTGGTCATGAAGTTGGTCATGCTCTTTATACTCCAGTTGATGGATGGCACGATTCTGAAAAGAAAATTGGTAAAATTCCTAGAGCTTACTTGAACATTGTTGAAGATATTCGTATCGAACGTAAAATTCAAGAAGCATATCCTGGAATTGTACGTCGTTTTAGAAATGGTTATAAAAGATTATTTGATGATGATCTTTTCGGTACTAACGAAAGAGATATCAACAAAGCTGGACTTATGGATCGATTGAATGTTTCTTCAAAAGGTCGTGGATATATTCCAGTTGAATTCTCAAGTGAAGAATCTCCATTAGTGAAAGAAGCTATGGAAGTTAAAACTTGGGACGATGTTGTTGTTGTTTGTAAAAAATTATTTGACTTTATTGAAGAAAATAAAGAAGAAAAAGAAGAAGACGAAGATATGGAAATGGGTATGCCATCTGATGATGGTGATTCTCCTGACGATTCTTCTGGCGAAACTCCTATTTCTGGTGATGAAGAAGGTGAAGACGAAGGTGATGATGGTGAATCAGAATCTGAAGGTGACGGTAAAGAAGAAGAATCTAAAGAAGGTAAAGTTGAATCTGAAGAAGAAGTTCCTGAAGGTCACGAAACTTGGACCGAAGATACTCACAGAGAACGCGAAGAAGATTTGCTTGAAAAATCTCCTGAAAGACAATATGAAAAATCTGGTCAGCCACAATACACAAGTGGTATATCAGAAGAGAATATGGACAAAATTCTTTATTCTTATGATTTTGCTAAAGATTGTCGTGAAAAATGGTTAACTGAAAATGATCGTGATGCTGATGGTTATTCTCCATATAAACATAGAGCTTGTTTAGAAGATTGGTCAGAAACTAAAATGACTTATAAAACTCAAGCAAATTTAATTGCAAAAGATTTTGAACGTAAGAAAGCTGCATTTGAATATTCACGCTCTCGTACTGCAAAATCTGGAAAACTTGATCCTTTAAAATTACATCAATATAAAACTTCTGAAGATATTTTCTTGACTACTACTCAGTTAGCTCAAGCAAAATCACATGGAATTTTGATGTTTCTTGATCTTTCTGGTTCAATGAACGAAATTATCGAAGACGTTACTGCTCAA